ATAATACATAGTCTCAGGGGGCGTTCTGGTCCATTTCTTTAGAGAAAGTTTAGTCATCGTTTACCTCCGAGGGGTCCATATACTCCTCTGCTATAACGAAGTCTTTTATTTCATCTTCGCTCAAGTAAACGCAAAAGCTGCGTATTACCTGTTCAAGATTATAATATCCTTGGTCAACCCGATCCAAGAATTTGTTAGTAACTTTGCGAGTGTATTCCATTCGATTAACCCTTTGCTGCTTTGTCGATGCCGAATGCTAAGTTGATGCCGTATGTTGCGCAATTGTGCATGCGTCTTGCGAGTGCGCTATGACTGCTTGCTGGATTTACCTTTGCAGCTTTTTCAGAACGAGCAGCTTGGTCAATAAAATATTGAATGGCTTTTGAGCCATCGTTATCAAGCTCGCGCATTTTAGCGTTGAAGATTTTTTTGGCTGTTTCCCATTTTGTAGGAAATTTTGGGTAGATGCTTGTCATTTCGTTTTCTCCTTATTGCCTATGTAACTTATATAGCATCTGTGGATATTGCTGTCAACGCAAAAAGTTAAAATAATTAACAAAAAAGTTATTGACATCAACAAATTTTGTGGATAAGTTGTATGCAAGGCAAAGGAGAAAGCACATGAGATACGATCTTTACCAAATCAAAGCAGCTACAGCGACACCCGCAGCGGACAAGGCCAAAATCGACATGATGATGGATTTCAGCGACAACAAGATAGGCGGTATAGCGCGGGATGCTTGGGACAAATTCTTTTATACTAGAGTGGCAACACTTGATGCGAAAGATTACAACGATGCTTTCGAGGTCGGGAATATTGGACCAGAAGAAAAGATTACTCGCTATGCTGCACTTTCATCAGCATCAGTCGGAGACATACTTATCGCAGAGGATGGCACCATCGCAGTAATAGCAAATATCGGATTTATCCAAATCGGATACAGCGCAGTACACGCAGCATAAGGGGGAATGAAAATGGTAAGAGAGGGACAAGTTATAGATGCGATTGATCACATCTTAGAGACAATGGATCGCAGAGGTTGGGACAAGCTGTCCGAGAAAAGCAAGAAGTCTTACGAGGCTTTATGGGCTTTACGCGAGGGGCTTGAGGGCAACCCAGATGATGGTACAAAGATGATCTTTTATATACCGTAAGGAGACAGACAGTGTTCCAATACAGCAAAAAGCGAGTTCACAAGGATGTTCCAGCTTGGGATATTTTTTACGGCGACAAGCGTTGTGGCTTGCTCACAGCATTTCCTCTGGACGGCCCAACGGCTACTATAAAGGTTGAACAGAATGTTAAAAGCGATATGAAGGCGATCGTAGAGCGCACGGTTGACGCCTCTACAGTCAATATGTGCTTTAACAGGGCTACAGAGTTGCACCAAGAAATGATTGAACATATAGTCATGGAGCTTTATTCGTGATACATCAATCATATGAACATACCAGTTTTTATCAAAGCCGAGGGTCGCAGACGATTAAACATTGCGAGAGAGCTTGGTGAAATAAACAGGCTTCGGCTGTCTTATGAAAAGTCTCTTGGCACCGCGATGCTTGCGGTCTTTGCAAAAGCTGGATAGCAAGCGGCAAATAATTTTGAACGCTTCAACAGCTTTACAATGAGAGACCTTCAACACGAGGCCGATGTTGAAAGGGTTCTTCGCGCACATTACGCAAGCGTCATTACTACTTTCAGCAATAGGGTTTATGACAATACAAAGCGCACGGCGTTTGAGCTTTTGATTGATCAATACATCTTGTTATATGGGGCAAACCGCATAACAGGAATAAGCAACACTACAGCTAATATTATCAGGGGTGCCATATTCGCAGGGGAAGCAGACGCGCTTGGAGTAGCCGCGATTGCTAGTTTGATCAGGGAACGCACAGGCGGCGCAATGGGGCGATCTAGGGCGGCTACAATAGCGCGAACAGAAACGCATGGCGCTGCATCATGGGCTACCCATACAGCGATACAAGATCAGCCTCTTAGATATAACAAGCAATGGGCTGCGGTATCAGATAGCCGCTCAAGGTCGCACCATGCGGTAATGAATGGTGTGCAAGTAGGACCAGACGAGGATTTTATAGTGCGTTACAATGGCGTTGAATATCGCATGTCGCATACGCATGATCCAAGAGGCGGTCCAGCGAACAATGTAAATTGCAGATGTGCAACTCTTTATGTTGCGGATGAGGACGAAATCTTTAGGGATTAACATATACTTCAAAAACCACTATTAGTATGTTACATTAGCTTAAACAACGAGGTCTAGTATGCCATTGCCACAGCCAAACTTGGGTGAAGATCGGGATGACTTTATGTCCAGATGTATGGGCGATGAAAAGGTAAGAGACGAATTTCCAGATAGTAATCAAAGGGTTGCTGTTTGTAATTCCCAGTACGAGGGCGCAAAGATGGTAAATGACAATACAGTTGATTGCGATGAAATGGAAGCAATTGACGAAACAAAATCAGAAACAATAGATATTGCGTTTGAGTATAAAGCGCATGATGACGCAGAGGAAAAGGGCGTATTTACTGGATATGGCTCAATTTTTGGCAACAAAGACCTTGGAAATGACATTGTTGTCGAGGGTGCTTTTGCTTCGTCAATTGGCAAAAAGGGCGCAAAAGCTGTCAAAATGCTTTACCAGCACCGTCAAGATGAACCAATTGGCGTTTTTGATGAAATCATAGAGGACCGCCGTGGCCTTAAAGTAAAGGGTCGTCTTGCTATGGGAACGCAGCGCGGACGCGAAGTTTATGAGCTTATGAAGATGGGTGCGCTTGATGGCCTTTCAATCGGCTATCGCGTAGACCCAAAGGGGGTTGAATATGATGAGAAGCGTAAAAGGCGCTATCTAAAATCTGTTGACCTAATGGAGATTTCCGCAGTCACTTTCCCCATGAACCCCCGTGCACGGGTTCAGGCAGTAAAGGGTGCGGAACGCACGGTGCGTGAATGGGAGGAACTTCTGCGGGATGCAGGTAGCCTATCGCGCAACGAGGCAAAGGTCGCCGCATCTGCGGTCGCCGTGGCACTGGAACAGCGGGATGCTGTAAAAGAGGAGACGCCAGAAGTCCTTGAAGCGATTAGTCGCTTTACAAACATCCTTAAATCCTAATCAACGGAGTGATCAAATGGAAGATCAGGTAAAAGTAGCCGTTGACGCAATGGCGGGTGCCTTTGAAGAGTTCAAAAAGGTAAACGATGCGCGTCTAGCGGAAATTGAAGCCAAGGGTTCATCTGACCCTGTAACAGAGGAAAAGCTTGCGAAAATCGAAGCTGACCTTGACCGTTACGAAGCCATTAACCAAAAGCTGGTGCAGCAAGAGAAAGCCAGCGAAAACTTTGGTGAAAAGCTTGGCGAAATCGAAAAGATGTTGAGACGCCCTGCAAACGCAATGGAAGCCAAAGAAGTCGACATTAGCCTCAAGGCTTGGGACAGCTTCATGCGCAAGGGTGAGCAAGGTATGGACGAAATGGAGCTTAAAGCTCTTACAGTCGGTACTGCGGCAACTGCGGGTAACTTGGCACCAGCCGAGTACGTTGAAGAGCTTGTAAAAGTAATTACAGAGATTTCTCCTGTTCGTTCTGTTGCGCGTGTTCGCCAGACATCAAACAAGGAAATCGAAGTTCCAAGCAAAACAGCGACTTTCGCGGCGGCATGGACAGCTGAAACTGGATCACGTACAGAGACAACTGGTTATACCACTTCTCTGAATACGATCCCAACCCATGAGCTTTACGCTCTGGTTGATATTTCAAGTGCATTGCTTGAAGACAGCGTGTTTGATCTTGAAGCGGAAATGAACCAAGAGTTTGCAGAGCAATTTGCAAAAGCGGAAGGTGCAGCGTTTATTTCTGGAAACGGAACCAACAAGCCAACAGGTATTACCAACGGCACAACGGTTTCATCAACAACGGCGGCGGGTGCAGCGGCAATTACTACCGATGACTTGATGGATTTGGTTCACGACCTCAAATCAGACTATGCCCGTGCAGCTTCATTTATGATGAACCGCGCTACACTTGGTGCAATCCGTAAGCTGAAAGATACTGCTGGTCAGTACATCTTCCAGACAGGGTTCTCAGGTCAGTCTGGTTTGCCAAACACAATCTTGGGCCATCCATATGTAGAGGCGCTTGATGTTGCGGATATTGGCACAGGAAACAAATCTGTAATCTTCGGTGATTATCGCCGTGGCTTTATGATTGTTGATCGTGTTGCGCTTTCTGTTCTGCGCGATCCATACTCACAAGCCTCATCGGGTAACGTGCGTTACATTGCACGCCGCCGCGTAGGTGGTGAAGTAGTGCTTGCAGAGGCAATGCGCGTTCTTGAACATCCGTAAAAATTGAACGGGGGGCTTCGGCCCCCCCTTCACCTCTGGGAGTAGCACATGAAGATAATGATGGTTAAGACCGCAAGTGGAAAAGCCCGTGAAGATGGTGCTGTGTCAATGAAGTATCTTGCGGGTACCCAATACGAAGCTACCGAAAAATGGCAAGAGAAGGTATTCTCTACTTTAGTATCTCTTGGATTTGCAAACGAAATCGGTGGCAACGCAGGGCCGACAGAAACAAAGAGAAAACGTGCTAGAGATGCAAAAGGTAAATTGAAGGCTGATGACCCTAGCACTCCTGATGTGAATGAAGCATGGGAAGAACCCACGCCGCCAAAGAAAAAGCGCGGACGTCCCCCGAAAGTAAAAAAATAGACAAGGCTCTAATCGTTGAGTGTGATCATTGTTTGTGCTAAGTTCATGGTGCATATGCAACAATCAACGGAGGGCCGAAAATGGCAACCTTAAATGATCGCGTCTTTGATAGTGGCCTATCGGTTCTGGACACTGAAGCCTCTCGCATCGACGTAACTTCTCAAGAAGCCACTACTTACACAGAAGCTACTTCCACGTACACTCTTGGAAATTCAACTTCTCTTTCTATTGCTGCACCAAGCGATAGAACGGGCGGGGGGCGCAAAGTGACGGTGGCGGCTATTACTGATGGATCAATCAGTGCTACTGGAACAGCCACACATTACGCGATTACTGACACAAGCAACTCACGCCTCTTGGCAACGGGAACGCTTACAGCGTCACAGGCAGTTACCTCTGGCAACACCTTTACTCTAGCAACATTTGATATTGGTATCCCTGATCCAGCATAATTTGCTAGTAATTTAAAATAGGAGAACTCGCTATGGCGAAAAAAGTGTTCGTGAATAGAGCCAAAATGTCCACAGCGACTACAGGCACATCGACAATTACCTTAGGGTCAGCCGTAGCGGGTTATCAAACATTTGAAGAAGCAGGGGTCGTAAACGGAGATGAGGTCCGTTACGTCATTGAGGATGGCGACAACTGGGAAATTGGCACTGGCACATACACAAGTTCGGGTACTTCACTTTCCAGAACAGTTTTGGAAAGCAATAATGCTGATAGCGCAATAAGCCTGTCAGGAACAGCCTATGTATTTATTACCTCTGCGGCTGATGATTTCGTCCAGTTAGATGGCGATACAATGACGGGCGATCTTGGGTTGACTGACAACTCAAAGCTTTCAATCGGTACTGATAATGATCTTGAAATCGTTCATAACGGAACGAACACTATAATTAATGAGCGTGGCACAGGTTCCTTAAAGTTCCAAGTTGGTGGGACAGATGTTGCGACAGTAACCAGTAGCGGGTTTACAACTAATGTTACGGGTAATGTTACGGGTAACTTAACGGGGGATGTTAAGGCAACTAATGGCACATCTGTATTGGACAGCGGTACTGATGGAACAGATGCGACCTTTACTGGAAGCGTTACTGGTAATGTTACTGGTAATTTAACAGGGGATGTTACTGGAAATGCAGATACCGCCTCTGCCCTTGAGACAGGGCGTACAATTAGCCTAACGGGTGATGTTAGTGGCAGCACCACATTTGACGGTTCAGCTAATGTCAGCATCACTGCAACGGTTGCAGACGATAGCCATGACCACACTAATGCGACTACAAGCGCAGATGGCTTCATGTCCGCATCTGACAAAACGAAGCTTGATGGGGTTGAGGCAAACGCTACAGCGGATCAAACAGCCAGTGAGATATTGACCGCCATTAAAACAGTTGATGGCTCTGGTTCAGGGTTAGATGCAGACCTTCTTGATGGTAATCAAGCAAGTGCGTTTGCTACTTCAAGCCATAACCACACTCTGGATAGCCTTTCCAATGTTACTATTACATCGAATAGTTCGGGTGAAATCCTAAAATGGAATGGAACCGCGTGGGTAAACAATACTCTTGAAGAGGTAGGGGCGCTTACTGCGAACCAAACAATCACACTGAGCGGAGATGTAAGCGGTTCTGGGACCACATCTATTAGCGTGACTGTGGCGGATGATAGCCATAACCACGTCATTTCAAATGTCGATGGACTGCAAACATCTCTGAACAGTAAGTTAAGTCTCAGCGGCGGGACAATGACGGGTACTCTGACCTTGAATGCTGATCCTACTTCTAATTTACACGCTGCGACGAAAGAATATGTGGATACAATTGCTGCGGCGGGTATTCATTACCATGATCCAGTTAGGGTTGAAGCACCAAGCAATCTCAACGCTACATACAACAACGGCTCATCTGGTGTGGGTGCCACTCTTACAAATGCAGGGACCAATGCGGCTATAAGCATTGATGGGGTTTCTCTAAGCCTCAATGATCGTGTGTTGGTCTATAATCAAACAAACTCAGCGCACAATGGGATTTATTACGTTTCAACTGTTGGGGATGGCTCAACCGCTTGGGTTCTTACCCGTGCTACGGATGCAGATAGCTATGGTGCTTCTGACAAGGATGCTCTTGGTGAGGGCGATGCGTTCTTTGTAAAGGAAGGTAGTACTGGCGCGGGTGAACTCTATGTAATGAACCAAACTGGTGCGATTACCTTTGGCACAACAGCGATTACATTCACAGTTGTTGCTGAAACGGCGGTCTATACCGCTGGAACTGGCATCACTTTGACAGGAACTCAATTCTCTATTGGTCAAGATGTTGCTACCACAGCAAGCCCAAGTTTTGCGGGAGCAACCTTTACGGGTGATGTAACTTTTTCAGGCAGTGTTTATGACGTTGTTTGGGATAATTCTACTAATTCCTTAGAATTTCCAGATAACGCACAGATAAGACTTGGTTCATCTTCTGATTTTACACTATATCATTCAACTAATAATTTTATAGATATTTATACGGGTAATCTCTATATAAGGCAATTTGGTAATGATTTAGATGTTCTTATTCAAAGTGATAATGGCTCTGGCGGTACTACAAATTATTTTATTGCAGATGGATCAACAGGCGAAGTTCAGCTATATCATTATGGGAGCCAGAAGCTTGCGACAAAGACAGGCGGTGTCGAAGTAACAGGAACAGTAACCGCAACCGCATTCTCAGGGGATGGTTCTTCCCTTACGGGCATCTCTACTGATTTGGTAGGTGACACCACACCTCAACTTGGCGGGACACTTGATACCAATGGCAATTTAATTCAATTTGGAGACAGTGGTAGTGCAACTGATGATAGGCTGCAATTTGGTGCTTCCCAAGACCTAGAAATTTATCATGATGGAAGCCACACGCGCCTTGTAAAAAGTGGTGATGGAAAACTCATAGTATCGTCTGGCGCTAATAACAATATCGACATTAATGCAGGGACAGGCGGGAATACTATTGAGTTGATAGCATCAACGGGGCAGGTAAAGCTATATTATGGGGGTTCAAAAAAGTTTGAAACAACATCAACTGGCGCACTGGTTACGGGGCAGCTTGACGTAGGTGATATTAGTATTGACGAAAGTACAATAAGTGACGCAACTGGTGCCTTAACAATAGATGTCGCCACCGAAATCATTTTAGATGCAGACGATTTTGGCAAAGTTCAGTTTTATGACGGTGGAACGCATTACGGAACTTTTCGAAGAAACGGCAGTGATGTAGAAATAAAAACTATTATATCAGATGCAGATATAAAGTTTATTGGTGTTGATGGTGGTGGTGCAGTTACCGCCCTTACCCTTGATATGTCTGATGCTGGTACAGCTATCTTCAACCATGACATATCATTGCCCGACAATGGTAAGGTTAAAATTGGGTCTTCAGATGATCTGCAACTTTACCACAATACAGCTACAAGTTTTATAGATAATTATGTAGGTAATTTAGATATAAGAAACTTTTCAGACGATGCAAATGTTCGTATTCAAAGTGAT